GTAAGCGATGGCAGAGCCTTCGTTCTTAACAGGTGCAGCGCTGAAGCCGGAGAGCTTAGTTTCTTCTTCGAAAGAACGCTCAGAAGTTTCTGTTTCATATACTTCTTTATGTTCTTCACCGTAGCGAGCATACTCTAATCCGAACAAAGCGTTCAAACCAGGGAGCAACTCTTTCAGTAGTTGTGCGCGTGAAATAGCCATTTAATTAGCTCCTTAAGCTGTGTAATCAACGCCGGTTTGGGCTGTGATCTGTGGATTGTTGATCTTAACAAGCACTTCCGGATAGAAGATTGTGCCTGAGGCGTTTGCATAAGCTGTTTCTGGAACAACTGCTACAACACGGAAAGGCAGTGTGTTAGCGTTACCAGTAGAGTTAGCAGGTAATACGATTGAGGAACCAGAATCACCAGTGATGGTAGAACCAGTGCCATAAACTGTAGCAACGTTGCAACCAACGATTGTAGCGTTAGCGCCAGTAACAACAGAAGTGTTACCAGTAGTTGTTACAGCAACTTTAAATGCTACTGCTGGGTCGATTACGATGTAGCCAACTGGGTTGGTTACGCCTGAACCAGGGTAGTATTGTGCTTCAACAGTTTGACCTGAAGAATTAACATAAGAACAACCTGTAAAAGTACCGATAATAGTACCTGTAGTGGTTGCACCAGACAATGAAACTGTGCCTCCTGCGACGATTTTAACTGTGTCGCCGTTATAGATTGCAGTACCTGTTGTCAGTGGCAATTGGATAATTGCACCTGCATAAGGCATGCCGTCCACACGGTTAACAGCTTTAAAGCCGTAGGGAGCTGAAACGGTTGGATAAGCCATTATAAAACTCCTAAAATTAAAATTTAACTACCTTTACCAAAACTAGTCGACGATTTACCTTCTTTAAAGATAGGCATACGTGAGTCGCTTTGACGCATTAAATTGTTATCAACAGCCTCAGATTGGGATTCGCTTTGCTTCGCGTAATACGCATTGCGTTGCTCTACGAACTCTTCTGGGGTCTTGCACAATAACAAGCCGCCAATCTCAATATTGTCTTTAAAACGACTATTGGGATCAACTAACAGTTGAAACTGTGGTTGCTCTTCAACACTAACAGGTTCCCATCCTTCTCTTAACTTCCCTGAGAGGTTGCGAGGATCGGCTTGTTGCAAAGTTGAAACGCGAATCCATCTGTAGGCATATCCAGGCTGCTTATCCGGTTCAGGGAGAAGCTCAGGTTGCGCCCACTGCTTTGGACGTTCTGACTGGGTACGACTTTCTAATTCTCTTTGTAATCTGTTTGTTGCCATTTTAGGACTCCAATTTATTAAGTTCACGGGCGTACTGCTCAGGGCTTAAGCCAAACTTTTTAGCCAAAGCTACTTGCGTTTTAGTTAATACAATCTTTTTTGAAGATGTACTACGTTTCGCAGGAGCTACGACCGTACTTAAACGAGATGTACGTTGAGGCTTTTCTTCCTCTTCGTTTTGAATGTCGGCAAATTCTTCAGGAAATCGCCGTTTTACTTCGTTGTCAATCCGTTTGAAATATTCATCCGTACCGACAAATGCTCTACCAAACTGCTCTTCAAGTTCTTCATGAACAAATACAGCGTATTTACTCATTACTTTCTTGTCAGGGTCTACGTACCAAGGGTTCTTAGACACCCACTCAGCAACTTTATCATTCATCTGCGCAGGCTGCTGAGGCTGCTTTACCTGTATTTGTACATCATTTTCAGAAATTTGTACAGTGGGTTTAAAGTTTTTTGCACGATCAAGTTTAAGTTGCGCACGCATCATCTCTTCTTGAGCTTCTGCTAGTGCATCTGAATCACCCGAGTCATACGCCTCTTTATAGTTCCGACGAGCCTGAGCAACCTCTAATTCAGCTGAGCTTTGATAGGTTGTGATTAACTCTTTTTCACCTGTCTGAAGCATCTGTTTGAGGCGTTTATTCTCATCCAGAATGCTTTGCGCCGCTGCTAAAGCCTCTTGTTGCTCACGCAGAGCTGCTTCTTTTGCCCTACGCTCATCGTGCCAAGCTTTTTTGTATTGTGTAAACTTATCCTTTACATTTTTAGAATAGTCTTTGGACGTGTCTGCAGTCTCAAGTTCTTCTTTAATGTTATCAGGAACGGGGTCGCGGTTACGGTCAGCTGGTGGGGTATCGTCAACTATCTCAATGTCAACGTCCAACGAGCCTTCATCTACCTCTTCCACTACTTCATTTTCCGTAGAGTCTTCTATCTCATCTGGGAATTTGTATTCGTCAAGTTTTGCCATGTTTTATCTCCTAGATAAATTTGCGTTTGATGCCCCGAGGATCTTCAACTACAGCCTCTACGGAGTCATCATTAATAATGCGGAATTCCCGGTCATGGATGACCAGACGGGTGCCAGCATTGGGTCTAACTAGGACAAAATCGCCCTTTTTACACCATGGCCCGTTAGGGAACCTAGTTTTGTCTGTATAACAATCAGGACCTAAATCGACCACAAATAACACTGTAGTCAACAGTTCATCATGCCTACGAGTTTCATCTGACTTAATAATGCCGCTGTCAAATGCTTCTTCAGACTCAGGAATCGCACACAAAATACGGTAGCCTTGCGGTTTAGGTAGCTGTGAGGCCCTTTCTTCTGCTTCTTTGTTCAAAACTGCGCTTAAATCTACTGCTCTACTTAAATCTACTGCTGTCTGTTGGTCACTCATCCGAGTTCTCCATTGCCTTATTAAGGTCGGTTATGTAGTTACGTGCAGTAAGGAGACCTCTCACCTCGCCACACACTTTTTTGTACTCTTCTAAAGTATCTACCCTGCCATCGGATAAAGCTTCTTGGAGTTGCAAAACTTTGTCGTCTATCTGCTTCACTAAGACGTTCATTACTTTGTCAAGTTGCATTAATCACCTTTCTTTGTTTGCCCTTTCTTCTGTCGTTGGGCAATTTCACGTTGTTGTGCAAGGGTAGCTTGATGTTTTATCATCTCTATCCCCGCTTTTTGCCCCTCTACACGTTGCGAGGAGTCTCTATTTTCTCTGTCAGCTAACATCTTTGCGGCTGTTTGCGCGCCAGCTGTTTGTTGTTGGGCCTGGATTCTTTCCCGCTCAACTTGGATCTGCTCTTGTTTGAGCTGTGCATCAATAAGGTCTTTTTGGGCCTTACGTTGCTGTTCTGCAGCTTTAATCTGCAATTCTTGCTGCTGCATCTGAATCAATGGGTCTTGCGCCTGTTGCTGAGCCTGTTGCTGCTGGGCTTCTTGCTGGTTTTGCATCAGTAACTGCTGAGACGCTTGAGCCGCCATTTGCGCTATTTGATCCGCCATTTCTGGAGGCATCTGTGCTGGATCTTCCCCGTCTTTAGGCATTGGAGGAAGCTGCATACCCATCTGTTTTTCAATCTGTAGGCGGTATTCAAAGCCAATATGTTCATTAACGTGAGCCATCATTGCCATCTGTAACTGCTGAGCTAGTTGTGGGTTCATACCAATAATGGATTGGATCTTTGGATCTTGCATTGCCGCCATGTGAACACCAATGTGTGCCTGATGATTCTGCTCAATGAACGCCTTGACTGGCTTGTTCTTCAGGATGTTTTGATTCTCAGTAACAGGGTCGACAGGCTTCATATCGTCTGGCATTGGTACAAGCTTTTGATAGTTCTTAATGCCAAGCACTTCTAACATCTGACGATGTAACAAAGGTAAGTCATATAACTGTGGCGCGCCTTGAGCTAACTGCAGAGCCGCTTGATACTGAACTACTTTTTGCGCCATTGTTGCTGCGTTTGGATCAGAAACTGGAAGCACGTAGACCATGTCATAGTCTGACTGCTTAGCCATGCGACTGCCTTCTTCTGGCTGATAGTTGTATCTAGGAGGCGTGTAGTCGCGGATAATTTCTTTTAGTAGTTGGAACTCTTGCTTCATCGAATAGTGAATGCGCGCTTGAATTGCACTCATTGACTTCAATGTCCGCTCTAAAATAGCCAGCGTTGTTCCTACAGGCGCATTAGCGCTCATATCAGACGCTTGAAGCTCAGTAGAGCCAGCAAATCTACGTCCTTCGTCTACGATTGTTCCCAATAAACTATAGAGAACCTGACTTGGCTCTTTGTATGGGAGAGGCAGGATGTTATCCCGCATAGTCCCACTTGGTACGTCTACATCGCGGAACTCACCTGGGCTAATCGGTGTATCGTCACCCTTTACACGCAAGCCACGAGTCTTGAAACCGCCGGGTAAATTAGAGAGAGTCCCTGCATCAACCAATTGCCGAATAAGACTAGTGCCAGACTTAGCAAAAGCACCGATGAGATGAATAAGGCCAAAGCAATAAAAGCCAAAACCTGGAACGTAGCCGTAATGAACGAAGTGATTGCGTTTCTTACATGACTCATCTTCTGGCCTCCAGTTACGACGAATAGCTAGGATAGTATTAGTACCCTTTTCAAGCGTCACTACATATGGCAATGCAATCCCTGTAGGCTCACCGTCGTCATCTTTATGTTCAAAGCCTTCTAGGTCAAGCTCAACGTGCATCTCAAGTAATTTAAAGCGGTCATCCGTAGATGCACGGAAGCCCATCTTCTCAGCAATCTTTTTCTCAATCTCGTCCATTACTTGGACTGGGTCGCCTAGGTCTACGTCTCGGTAGAAACCTTCATGCTGGAGGCGACGCACATCGTTCTCTGTCTTACGCATGACATGCGTCACACGTTCTGCTGCCTCTAAGCTAGAAGCTCCATAGGGGACAACTACGTCTTCTGCTGGACAGAACATACTTACTTGGCGCTCTAAGTGTGGGTCGTAGTACACCTTCTTAAACGCATTACCTGCGAGACCCAAGCCCCAAAGCATACGCTCGTGCTCAGGTCTATATTCTTTCATCACATCTGTAATCTGGTAGTTCATGTCCTGCTGAACTCGCTCAGCCGCTGCTTTTTTCTCGGGTGTATCTTTGCCAATGATCTGTGTCTTGACTGGTCCCGCTGCAGGGAACGTCTCCATCATGGTCTCGGCTTGGAACTTAACAAGGGCTTCACTCAGCATTGGGTGATAAACGCCACATGCACCCTCCCAAGGCTCAGCCCGCTCTTCAATCTTCATACCCAACAGCTCTAAGCCGTCTACATAGGTCTGAATCCAATCTTTACGGGAGCTAATGTCTGCGTCGTAGTCGCTTGTTAACTCAGAAGCAAGAGTTTGTAGTGTCTGTTCAGAAAGTACTTCGGCTAAGTTCTGGTCAAAGTCGTCTTCGTCTTTACCTTCTTCAATCCGCAGGATTGGCTCACCGTCAATACCGATCTCAACTGACTCAGGGTCTTCGATAGTTATCTCTAACGCAGGCTCATCACCCATCATTTCTGGGTCTAATTGGTCAAGTCCTAGAGGGGCTTGTGAAAACGACTTTTCTATTGCCATAATCTATCCTTAATAGTACGCTGCTTTTTTGCGGTACTTATATAACATGTCTTCTTCGGGTTCGTCATTTGGCAGACGGAT